AGATGACAAACAGTGGTCAAAATCACACGATATTTGATTCCTTAAGAGGTAACACTAAGTCATTGAGATCTGATGAAAATATTGGAGAAGCTAATAGAAGCAACTTTGATTTTGTAACAAACGGTATTAAATTTACAGCAGCAGATGCAGAGACTTACCAGCAAAACGACACTTACATGGCATGGTGTTGGAAAGCAGGTGGTGCTCCAACTGCAACAAACTCTAACTCTGCTGGTACTGCACAAACTGCAGGTTCAGTAAAGGTTGATGGTGCCAATGGTTCATTTGCTCATGGCACTATTAAAGCTAACAAAATGAGTGTTAACACCACAGCAAAGTTTAGTATTGTTCAATACACTGGCTCAGGTAATGATGGTGATATTCCACACGGTTTAGGTGTAAAACCTGAATTTGCAATATTTAAACGTACTGACGGTACAGCTTCTTGGAATGTATACCACCAGCATCTGGACAACCCAGAACAGCGTACTATTTTGCTTGATCAAGGATCCGATCAAACTTCTACAAGTTCTTCATATTGGGCTAACACAGCTCCTACTACCAATACGTTTTACTTAGGAGCTGGCGGTGATAATAACACACTTAATGAAGAGATGATTGCGTACATCTGGAGTTCTGTTCCAGGTTACAGCAAATTTGGTACCTACAGAGGTAATGGTCTTTCTGGTGTGGGAGGTACTTATGTATACACTGGCTTTAGACCTAGGTTTTTAATGGTTCGTGTTTATACTGTTGCTGGAAACTGGATGATGTGGGATACACTGCGTAATCCAAATAATCCCATACAAAACCGATTGGTTGCAAACGTTGCCAATGGTGAAGGATCATATTCAACCCAAGAGGTTGATATTCTTTCAAACGGTTTTAAATGGAGAGGTGCCGATTCAGATGTAAATGAATCTTATTATTATATTTACATGGCTTTTGCTGAAAATCCATTTGGTGGTGAAAACACTGCACCCGCAACCGCACGTTAATTAACTATTTTTATTATGCCTTATATGCTTGATGGACGGCGGCTGCGTGTTGGCCGTCCCTTTAAGACCGCTGATGGTGTGTCTTACTCCCAACTGTGGGCAACTCAGCTCACTACAGAAGAAAAGACTGCAATTGGTATTACCTACGAAGCAGATCCTGCACCGGTTGATTCTAAATATTATTTTGCTGCTGGCAAACCTCGTCCGTTGGATGATGGGACTGACAGTGACGGTAACAAATTTACTGGTATCCGGCCTAACATTATTCAAGAACAAAAGAATATTGCTGCAGGAATGTTGTCTCAAACCGATTGGTATGTAACCCGCAAGTCAGAAACTGACACTGCTATTCCTGAAGCTGTCACTACTTACCGCGCTGCTGTGCGTACTGCATGTGCTGCACGTGAAGCTGAAATTGCTGCAGTTAAAACTACTGAAGCACTTGAAACTTTGATGAAAACTGCTCCTGGTGAATCAGGTGCACTGACCCAATGGCCTAAAGCCCTTTCCTAATTATGATCACCCTTATCCGTCCAATCCTGTTTAGCTTTCTGAACTCTGATAAAGTTAAAATCCTGTTGATCGACATGCTCACCAAGTTGGCTGAGTCTACCGACAATGAGATTGATGACAAAGCCGTTGAGTTTATTGCCAACGGTTTGTTTCCTAAGAAATGATTGATTTAGGGGAGCCACCTAAGCTTCCCTATATGGCCCTCCCAGAACCGGCTCCATTGCCTGTTCCGATACTAGAGGTACCAGATGCTCATGTACCTAGTTACAAGCCTATTGTGGTGCCTCCTAGTAGCCTTAGAGCGCCTCCTGGAGTCAAAGGGAAACCCTTAGAAGGACAACAACCGAATAAACCGAAACCAAATACACCTACCACCCCACCTAAAGCACCGGAAGTAGACTATGTAACGGTACCAATTATCGATAAAGAAGTGCCTATACCGAGTCAAGAGATTCTGGTCACTGCCGTTAGTACAGCAACTGTGTCTGTTGCGGCCACCCTCACAGCTACTGCAGTTTTTAAACATATTGTTTCACTAGCAAAACCCATCATTAAAACTGCATGGACAAAGATAACAAAAAAGAAGGATTCATCAAGTTCCTCGTCCTCGTCTGGTCCGCCGGACTCCTGACGGCATCATACGCAGGATGGATGGAAAAAATGGACCCTACCTATGTTGCTTCTATTCTCAGTGGCACATTGGCAACGTTCTCTATCACCCGTGAAAAGAAAGAATGAAACATCTACTAGCACTACTAGTTTTTACGCCAGCAGTAGCTCTTGGCCAGACTGTTACGCCTAATTTTACACAAGGCAGTATGCAGGCCACTACAACTACTACTACCACCATTGACCGAACCATTGAAACAGAAGTCATGGGTGGTGCTTATTCCTCATGGTCTGGCACAAACGTAACCCCAAGCGGGGATATCACAAACTCATCGACTACGTTCTCGGTGCATACCGCAGGCGATCCCTTTCAACTGGAGATTACCACGCGAGCTGCAGGAACGATCGAAGAAATAACAATCACAGAAGACATCGATATGACTTCTACCACTACATCCTTGTCTATCTTCTCGCAGTAGGACCGGCATATGCTGAAGAGCCTCGTGTGCAGAACACCTCTAATCCTGTTGCCGCTGCTACTGGTAATGTCACAAATCAAGCGGTGCAATTCCAGAACAATGGAGCTCCATCACGTCAATACTTTGCAGGGTCCAATTCCTGTAATGGTCCAACGATGACATTATCCCCTTTTATGATGGGGAATGAAACACGACCAGTAGACCCAGATGGGTACGTAAAGAACGCCAACTGGGGAGCACAGGTTAACTTCATGATTCCACTAGACAGTGGCATGATTGAGCAATGTAAAGCCATTGCTAAACGACATGAGCAAAGTATGCGTCTTCTCTATGAACTAACTAGAGCTGAAAAATGTGCAGACTTACAGAGAAAAGGTTTTACTTTTAGACCTAACTCACGTGTCGAACATCTATGTAACGACATTGTACCTATTGTATCTATAAATAATGCTGGAAGCACTGGTGAGCGTCTCGATAGCCGCAGTAGCGGCGGGAGCAGCTCTAAACAATAGACTCCATCAGCGAGTCAACAACGTACATGATCGTATCAGTGGCCTCGATCGGCGTATAGATGCAATTGAACTTGGCGTTGCCCAAGATTATGTGTCTAAAGCTGACTTGTCAGTAATGACTAAACGTATGGAGGACCATATGATACGCATTGAAAACAAATTAGACCAAATAGTTTTACGCAATGGCACATAAAAAAGCCACAGAAACGCAATTTAATGAGCTACATAACCTTGTCACCAAAGAATTTTTGGCTCGAATTAAGTCTGGCGAAGCTTCTACTCAGGATTTGAAAGCAGCTTGTGACTGGCTTAAAGCAAATGACATCAGTGGTGTCGCCTCAGATAGCAATCCTCTGGCAAAACTTGCTAAGGTTATGCCTGATGTAGACCCTGAGATGGTACAAAAGCGCCTGTACGGGCGTGTTCATTAGAAATTTATGGCGAAACAACGTTTCAATGGTCCCAAATACGCAAATGGGAACCATAAAGAGCAACAAAAAGCTTACAATCGAACTAAAAAGGGTACAGATTTGCGCGTTAACGCAAATAAATTAAGGGCTAAACTTAAAATGAAAGTTGGCGACAAACGAGAAGCTGGACATTACGCCGGTAGCACAACAGATGGTGCACCACAAAACGCTAGTTCTAACGCTGCTCGTAAAAAACCCAGACGCCCTGCATGACCCCATTACTTCCTAATCCTGATTACTACATTGCAAACCTAATAACCATGACGTCTTCCGAAGCTACACGCCTTTGGAGGCGTGCCATTAAGGAATCCTTTGGCAACACATGTGTTTATTGTGGAGAATCTTATGACTTACATGAACTTACTATTGATCACGTTAAGCCTCGCTCTAGCGGCGGCGAAACTATTTCAAGTAACTGCGTCCCAGCCTGTCGCAGTTGTAATCAGAGCAAAGGAAGCGAACACTGGGAAGACTGGATGCTAGCACGCTTCGGTCTTCATCCAGAAAGACAACAACGTATTTTAGATCACATTAGCTAATGTCAACCTACAGCAAGGAAGGAACTAAACTTAAAAGCAGACTATTAGAGCAAATCGATATTGAAGGTCTTTTAGGCTCTACACAGAGCAAAAATGCTTTAAAAAAAGTCAGACGAACGCTAGGTGCAGTTCTTTTCTCGCCAGATAGCCAAGGTTATTTGGATATTGTAGAAAATGGCTTAGCAAATGGCACATCCGCTGATCGTATTATGAAAGATCTGCGGAATTTGTCGGAAAAATATGTAGAAGCATTTTCACCAGTACCAGGTGTAACAGAAGCACACCATATTATTCCACTTAATAGTCTACGTGATAAAGTAAAAAATTTATCACTAGAAGATCAAATTGAAATTTTTAGTAGGTTAGACCAAGCTGGTTGGAAACTAGGTGACTCTCCACAACAGTTAATGAACACTGTTTTTACACGAATGAGTCACCAAGGCCAGTTGCCACGGATGTCTGGAAAGAACCTGCCTATTAAAAAAGAGTTTCAAGGATTAGTATTACCAAATAAAGCACAAACTGCACACCCTCGTGGCACTAACGACAAGCTACTGCAAGTTAGGGGTGATACCGTTGATGAAATTTGGACTGACTTTACTACACGTGTTGCACCTTTAGCGCAAACAGATGCAGCTAATGCAACATTGTTAGATGCAAGTTCAAGGCGTGCTGCAGCAGCAAAAGGTCAAGATTTTAACACAGTATTAGCTGAAGATGTTAGTCGTAAATTAAATGACCCTGTAGAAGCTCGTGGTTTAATTGGGGGTGTTAGAGAACTAGCAGCTGGTTATAATCCTAACGCACCAACTTTGCAACAGTTTGGTGTCGGTGATACTATTCTTGGACAACCAACAGCACTACAGCAACTTGCACCTATTTTAACCGGTTATACTGACGATGTTCGTGATGCAATAGCACAACAACGGTTTCAAACTATTACAAGTAACGTTAACAAAGGTTATCGGTCTCTTGATCCGTTGGGTGCTGCTTTGTCACAAGGTGGCAAGATTGCTAAACAACAAGGTGCTGGTGGGTTGTTAGGTGCAGTGTCTGATCCACAGGTAGGTGCGCAAGTAGCACGTGGTGAATATGGACAAGCTGGTACAACTGTCGCAGCTAACACTGTTATTGGTGCTGGTGTTGAGCGTGGATTTAATGCTGTCGCTCAATTTGTTGGATCTCGAATTGGTTTGAATGGACTACCTTCATTACTTGGATATGCTAACCCATTTGGTGCTGCACTAGGTGGCGCACTTGCTATTAAAGGTGGCATGGATATGATTGAAGAATATCAATCAGTCAAAGAAGGTTACTCTGATCGATTTGAACGCCGTAAAGAAACACGTGAAGAAACAAGACAACAATATCAACAGATGTTTGGTTCTTCTAAAGATGGAAGTATTGCTGATCGTGCCTTTGCTGCGAGAGATAAAGTAAACAACAACTAATTTATGCAAGATGTTATTACAGCCTTGCAGGATGATTTTAAGCTGTTCCTACAAGCACTGTGGGGACAGCTGGACCTCCCTAATCCTACAAGAGCACAGTATTCTATTGCTGACTATCTACAACACGGTCCAAAGCGTTTACAGATTCAGGCATTCCGAGGAGTCGGGAAGAGCTGGATCACTGGCGCATTTGTGTTGTGGACCCTATTCAATGATCCAGAAAAGAAAATTATGATTATCTCCGCTTCAAAAGAGCGTGCAGATAACATGTCTATCTTCCTGCAAAAACTTATTATTGAAACTCCATGGCTTTCTCATTTACGCCCGAAGTCCGACGATGCAAGATGGTCGAGAATAAGCTTCGATGTGAACTGCTCACCCCACCAAGCGCCCAGCGTAAAGTCGGTGGGCATCACTGGACAGCTAACCGGAAGCCGCGCCGATTTAATGATTCTAGACGACATTGAAGTTCCTGGTAACTCAATGACGGAATTGATGAGGGAAAAACTCCTTCAACTGTGTACAGAAGCCGAATCTATCTTAACACCGAAAGATGATAGCAGAATTATGTTCCTGGGTACTCCTCAGAACAACTTCACCGTCTATAGAAAACTTGCAGAAAGGAATTATCGCCCTTTCGTGTGGCCAGCACGTTATCCCCGTGATGCCAGTAAGTATGAAGGGCTCCTTGCTCCCTCCCTTCAATCCGATATTGACACCGGAGCAGAACCCTGGGACGTAACAGACGATAGATTTGATAATGAGGATTTGATACAGCGTGAAGCGTCCATGGGACGGTCGAACTTCATGCTACAGTTCATGTTAGACACGAGTCTTAGTGATGCTGACAAATTTCCGCTTAAAATGGCAGATCTTATTGTTACTAGCGTTAACCCTAAGTCTGCTCCCGAGAACATCATATGGTGCTCCGATCCAGCCAATGTTATTAAAGACGCTCCCACTGTCGGTTTACCTGGAGATTATTTCTACAGTCCAATGCAACAGCAAGGGGAGTGGGGTGCTTACACCGAGACAATCTGCTCAGTTGACCCATCGGGTCGAGGCTCAGATGAGACGGCAGCAGCTTATCTCTCCCAGCGAAACGGTATATTGTACTTGCACGAAATGCGAGCTTATAAGGACGGATATTCAGACCGAACCCTTTTAGATATACTACGTGGCTGTAAGAAGTATGATGTTAAAAAACTAGTTATAGAAACGAACTTTGGTGATGGTATCGTATCAGAGTTGTTTCGTAAACACCTACAACAAACTAAACAACTGATCGATGTCGAAGAAGTACGAGCGAACGTCCGTAAGGAAGATCGTATCATCGATGCGTTGGAGCCTGTTCTTAATCAACATAGGATGGTTATTGATCGTGGTGTCATTGATTGGGATTACGCCTCTAACAAGGATGCGGCTCCCGAAGAACGCCTCATGTACATGCTCTTTTACCAAATGAGTAGAATGTGTCGTGAGAAAGGCGCAGTTAAACACGACGACAGACTTGACTGTCTAGCACAAGGTGTTAAATACTTTACAGATGCTCTAGCTATTAGTGCACAGGAAAGTATTAACATACGTAAGAGAGAAGAATGGGATGATATGCTCGATGCATGGCTAGAAGACCCAGAAGCAGCTGTTAATGCTATGGGTTTTGGTATGAACCTACAACAACGTAGACAAGCTAGGCTTGAACGTGGTAAAAAAGTAGTTCCTACCTGGAAATAGTGCGTTCGTAGAACGAACACTAATCCAATCCGGCCCTTATACAGGGGGAGGGAAGGGTGGACCCGCCTCCTGTGAGAGGATTGTTGATCTAAACGACCAACATCCTCTCTTATTAATACCGGTTATCCCCGGTATGGATAACTCTTATTATACTACTACTACCCACTCACAGATGGAATACGCATGTCCTAAGAACACTAATGACTCTAACGTAGTGTATCACCGGAATAGAACCGGTCCTAATTACTTCCGTGTCTTCTACAAGAATGCAGCACAGATACGGTTTACTCCTAAACAAGTAGGAGCAGTGTTTGGTGTAGCACGTTTTACACCGACTGTAAACGAAATTAGAGATTGGTGTTATGAAATGGTTAAACAATACGGCAGTGAAACAGATAAAGCCGATGATGGTTATCTTAACTACATTGCTAAGCATGGTTTTGGACCCGAAGTCCACGAAGAACCAAATGACAATACTAAGATGGTTGTATGAGTAACATAGTCCTGTGGTTTACAATGATGACCACCATGTGTTTTAAATATCCTGTTAATTTACAGCAGTGTCTTACCCCTTGGACCTGGTTTCCACCTTATGTCGAGGATTTAGTCGAGTTTAAACAGAATGAACCCTATTCAAGAGAAGCTGATCGTCTTAGAGACGCTGCTAAAGGAATTAACATCAATGAAAGCCTCCCCTGACATTATATCCGCTGTTCTATCGGAAATAGACCGGTTGAAAAACGGCGGAAATTTGTGAACCCGAATAGCATAGTACAAACGTACTACTTTCCCCCATAGGGGTGCCAGTTTTTTCACTGTACACAACCGGTTGACAACAGATAACAACCGGTTTTATACTGTGTGGTTACGGAATAATACTGTGCGTTACACCGATACAAATCCGTATTCGTAACAACATCTGTTGCGCAACCAGTGAACAACCAGTGGACATACTGGCACAACACCAGCACCAAACCGGATCAAGCTGTGGTTATAATAGGTGAGTAACACAGACAAGCTCAGATGTACTCATGGCTCAATCCTGCTCCACAACGTCCATCGCTTCCAGCAACGAGACATGCTGAGTCTTTCTACTATACTGAGCGTCAAGCCTTGATCATGGACAAACGAACAAGTGTCACACCAACCCACACAAGCTGACTCAGAGCTGCTATACTGACAGAGTCAGACAAACACAGATCACTACCTCAAACCATTCCAACTCGGTTGGTTTTATGTAGTCATCTATTGACTACTCATTCACTAACTTTCAAACACACTCATTATGTTCAACGCTTCTTTCCAATCCATCAACTCTGCTGCATGTGGTTTCATCAACTCCACTGTTGTTGACTCTATCGCTACCGATGCTATCTCTGGTACTGTAACTGTTCTGTTCAAGTCTGGTGCTGTGTATCGTTACGACAATGTTAGCCGTCGTGCGATTGTTAAGTTCAACATTGACAACGCTGCACGTAGTCTCGGTAAGTTCATCAACAACGTTTGCAAGGCTGACGGTGTTAGCTATGTTGAACTTGCTCCTGCTATGTGATAGCTACTGATCATCACTAACTGATCATTACACTTTAGGTTGTCGTGTACAACCTTTCCTGTAGTGTTCATCACTACTTATCAACACACTCATCGCTTCTATTTATGACTGTTTGTTCTCCTGTTATGTTTGAGATTCTCGGTGTTGAGTTCGATATTGATGAGCTCAACGATGTTGTTAATCATGGTATGTCTGCTGGTGTCTCTGGTTTTATCTATTACTCAGAGAATCTTGAGACTTTCCATAAGTACAACGACGAGATTATCTCTGGCTTAGATGAGTATTGTCAAGACAACTTCTCACAGTCTGCATACTCCTACATCTCAGAGCAACTTAACTTCGACAGCAAAGATTGGGGTGAGCAAGAGTTTGCTAACCACGCTGTCTGGATGTATGTTGAAATGCGCGCATGGTTCTATGTTAATGGCTACAATGATTGAGGAGACTTATGTAGACTCTTGGTGGGATGCAATGAATGATGCATGTGCTCATGATTTGCACCACATTGTTTACATTTATCTAGAGTTCTTTGATTCCTATTGTGATTACTAATCAAACCACACTCACAACGTGATTCTAATTAAACAGTGCTGTATAATTCTTATTAAACAGTGCTGTTTATTTCTTATCAACAATTAGTTGAAATCACACTCATAACCACACTCACTCCTGACTCACCCGACACTGACTCACCCGATATGCGCAAGATTGAACGCGAGATGATCCAAGCCATTGTTGATAGACGTGGCTGGCACAAGTCAAACACTGCAGTTATGTACTCTGACTCACGTCAAGTGTCTTGTGTGTATTTACACAACAACTTGATTGCAGTCGTTGACAAAGACACTGTGCAAGTGTACGATGGTGGGTGGCAATCCAACACCACTAAATCACGCTTAAATGCACTTATCAACGGACTCACTGACGGTTACACCAACGGTGTCTATCAAGATGATTTCGTATGGTATGTAAGCGACAAGCACAACAAACGTCAAGAATTCACCCAAGGACACACTTTCGAGCGTATCAAATGATTCAACCACCTTCCACTCACATCAACTACCACATCAGTGATGCATCCTGTTTCTGGAGTATTCGTGATGATTCAATCAATGTCTATGATCCAAGTAATGAAGACATGGTAACAATCACTGGTGTTGATGCTGATGATGCATTCCGTATGTGCAGGAATCTCATGTGTAACATGAATCCTGTGTTCGACGAGTTAAAAACTGATAAACATACAGTCAAGAACGCAGTTGAAATGCGTGATGCACTTGACAAATACATCAAAGTCAATGAACACTTTAATGAGGGATGAGATGGATGATGACTATTTGTGGCTCAACCTAGCTCACGAAATAGGTAATCATGATTGTTTCTACTACTTTCTTTCACTAATCAATGATCTGGACTGAATCTAACATCATCTTTGCTGTTATTGGCATGATTGGCATCATGTCCACACTCATCATTTGGCTCCGTGCCAACTCTATCACCCAACGTTATTACAACAACAAATGAAATTCAAAGAATGGTTGCTCAATCGTTATCTTGACATCTTCCATGATGAAGAGCCTGAAGAGGACACACGCCGTGACTTCGAGATGCTAACTCATTCTGATCTTTGTGATGAGTTTGCAGAGCTACTTGACTTGTATGCTGAGGATGGAGAAAACTTCATCCAATCTGAAGACATTGAGGATGCCTACGCTTACCTATGAGCATGATCAAACAGCACATCTACACAGCTACACTTCGCGAGGGTGATCCTATCTCATTCCTTGCAAGTGATGAAGAGGATGCAGCCTGGAAAGCCCAGGAGTATGCTGAATTGTACCAATCTGAACTAATGAACGTAACCTATGGGATCGAACAGTAAGCGTCCTTACTTTCCAAACAACTGGGAGTATATTGCTGCAGCACCTGCTGAAGTATTCAACTCACTACCATTTGATGACTTTGTAGAATGGAGAGTGCATGGATGGCACATACCAGAGGAACACCTCTGTGTCATCCGTGTACACAACACCAAGACTGGTAAGATCAAAGAACGTTCTTACAAGCAAGCGAAGGCAGCTAATGCCTTCATCAAAAAGACAATGCAAAACCCTGACAATGAGATCACAATTGCAGACGATGAAGAAGTCACCCTACTCAGAGCTGAGTTTATCTCAGAGGATGAAGATCTCGGAGAAAGCTGAAATGCTTTGTCAAGAGATCATGGCTCACACTCATCGTGATGAGCTGATTCAACTAATACAGGAGCAACTTGCCGATGATAAGTGAAGACCTGATTGAGAAGCAGTACGACTTAGAGCGTGATGCAATCAAACAAGGTAAATCACGATTACACAAACAAACCTACAATGTTGAGTCAAAAGACTATGCAAGTGCCAGTATTTATGGGGTTGCTAGTATTGATTGTCTGTTGCCTAGAGTTATCGCACGCATTAACGATACAACAGATAGGATCCATGCAAGAAAGAATGGTGTTGCATTCAAAGAGATAGCCCACTATCTTGCTGACATTGATGCTGATGCTTGCGCAGCTATTGCACTTAAACTAACCTTCGATAAAGTATTCTCATTCAAGGAAGATGCTAGTAAGGTGCAAAATGTCTGCAAGTCTATTGGTAAAGCAGTAGAACAAGAATGCCAGATGAGATTCTATGAGACAACCGCTCCCGGTTTGTTGAATACTCTCAAGAAAAACTACTGGCATAAGGCATGTGGCACACAACAGAAGGTGACAATTATGCGCACCTTGATGAACAGGCATGACATCACATGGAAACGATGGGATGATGTTGTCTGTGTCAAGTTAGGTGGCTGGTTGTTAGACTGCATCATGGAATGCTCTGGATGGTTTGAGAAACGCCTGGAACGGCTAGGTAAGAAGACACACACCCACATTGTACCTAGTGCTGCTTTCATGGACGTTAAAGACCAGGTAATGGCTTCTGCGGAACTGTTAGCACCAATGGCATGGCCAATGTTGATTCCACCAAAACCTTGGTCAAATGATGCAGCCGGTGGATACCTTATGAACGAGTTAATGCATGGTAATGATTTGGTTAGGAGAGGCAATCCGTCCCTAATACAGGGAGAGAAACCGCTAGCCTTTTTGAACCGGATTCAATCAGTTGCATACACACTAAATCCGTTTATTGTGTCGGTTGCTCGTACCCTACAAGAGAGGGGAATTAAAGTTGGGAAATTCATTCCTGTCTATGAAACACCAATCCCACCCAAACCGGTGGACATAGCGGAGAATGATGAGTCGCGTCAAGCTTACAAACGAGCTGCGGCAGAGGCAATGAATAAGAACGCAGCAGTGTTCAAAGAAAGTTGTCGAACCCGCATGACTATGGAGTTAGTCGAACGATTTAAAAATGTTGACAGATTCTATCTACCCTGGTCGTTTGACTACCGTGGTCGTGCTTACGCAATCCCCTCATTTCTAACACCACAAGGATGTGACTTCTCTAAGTCACTTATAAGATTTGCTGATAGTTGCTTTGTGACAGTTGAAGCTGAGCGTTGGCTTAAGTTTCAAGTTGCAACAACATATGGTAACGGGTTAGATAAAGCACCATTGTCTGAGCGACATGAATGGGCACTTGCTAACGAACAACTAATAACAAGAGTAGCAACAGATCCTATTAGTCACATCTCAGATTGGGAAGCAGCCGATGAGCCTTGGTGTTTCTTGGCTGCATGTGAGGAATACTATGCTATTATGATAGCTTTTAGTAGAACTCATACGTCTTTACCTATTGCTGTAGATGCTACTTGTTCAGGTTTACAAATCTTAGCAGGACTTGCACTCGATAAAGATACAGCTACCTTAGTTAATGTTGTCCCAGGTGATAAACCACAAGACGCATACAAGGTGGTCGCTGCTGAGGCTACACCCAACTGTCCTGAAAGTATACAACCGTATATGGATAGGAAAACAGTTAAACGTGTAGTAATGACAGTGCCTTACAATGCTAAGCCACATTCCAACCGTGGCTACATACGTGAAGCACTTAAAGATAAGGGTGTCGAGATTGATAAAGACGACCTCACACTCACGGTTTCT